GCCATAACAAATAAACAAAAATTTACACTTGCTAGCTTTGATTGCGTCATATATTGCAAAGCCTGCGTTTTGATCTCCGCCAATATTATATTGATGAACGATAATAGGATTATCATTTAAAGATTCAAGCATTAGCAAGTTCTTAATAAATTCTACTGCGTGCTTAGCTCCTAAACCGTCATCTCCAGATTCAAGAAATATCTCTCTTGTTTGTGACAATAATCCATAGTCATGCCAGTTAGATAAGGCTGAGTATATTTGTGTCCTATTAGGTTTGTTCATGGAACATCGTATTTAACCTCTTAAATATGCTTTCTGTAACCTTCTGTGCGTTCTTTGCATCATCGCAGAACAATATATGGATTCCATACCAAGTTTGGTATTCCATTAGTGCTTTGAGTATATACTTGCCTGTTATTTTTCTATTGGCTATTTCTCTTTTGCAAAAATCTGGTTTAGTATGCCACATGTAATCAGAAAATATTGAACGGGGGTAATTAATAACATCGCTCATAGAAAACTCACAGATTATGTATTTGAATGGGTATTCCTGTATGCGCTCCATTTCAGCATTGAATCTTTTCTTTTCTTTGCCTACGTTGTTAGCAACTTCCTCTACGCTTTTCTTTCTCTCAATGCACACGGCATCTTCAAATCCCTCAAGCGTATAATCACCAGTCTTTAGCGTTCCGGGCTTCATTCCATCGCAGGCATCGCCACTGTGGAAGATCCAGCCCTTCTGCTCTCTAGTGTCTTTTATAACAACAAACTTAGGAGTTTTTTTCTTAGCCATCTATCAACCCCAACAAATAAGACTCATAGTGTACCTCATTGCCTGTGACTTCTTTGTGGCAGTCATAACACAAGGTTATGCCATTACTCACATCAAACCTCAGAGACGAAGCGCTAGCCCACTTTCTGATGTGGTGGACATACATCTTTTTCTTTTTCCCGCTAGTCTTGCACATCTTGCAGCGAAATTTGTCACGCTTCAACACATCCGTCCGAAACTTCTTGTAAGCCGGATCGTCGTAATTCCTCATCTATATCTGCCTCCGTCATTAATTCTGCTAATCTTCTGAATTTGATTTCTGGTTCCCATCCGAGTTTTCTTCTTGCTTTGGACGGGTCACCAAGTAGGTAATCAACTTCAGCGGGTCTAAAGAATTCAGGGTCAATGTACACGTACTGGTTCCAATCACCAAGACCAGCGTGCTCAAAAGCGTATTCCAAAAATTCCTCAACACTGTATGTTTCTCCAGTAGCGATGACATAATCGTCTGGTTCCTCTTGTTGCAGCATGAGCCACATTCCTCGGACATAATCTTTTGCATGGCCCCAATCCCTCCTTGCTTGTAAATTTCCAAGCCCTAGCTTAGGAAATATAGGTGTTTTAATCATATCTAAATACATTCTTTCTCTAGGCAACATAATATGATCTCCTGCAAATTCAAACCTACAGGGCGACGAGATTAATGCAGAGTTTTGTTTTTCCCAAGCCAGAAATCTTCCGATCCACTTAGTTATTTTACGAGTGACGAAGTTTTCTCCTCTTCGTTCGCTCTCGTGATTAAACAAAATACCACTAGATGCGTGTATACCATAGCTATCTCTGTAATTTCTAACTAGATGGTGTGCCGCTAGCTTAGCGATGGCATATGGAGACTGAGGCATAAAAGCAGTATCCTCATCTTGATATTTTTGTACGACTGTATTTTCGTATGTGATTAAAGAGTCTCCTACGGAAGACTCAACAGGCCGTTCACTAAAGTTTTTGCCAAACATTTCACTAGATGAGGCTTGATAAAATCTAATCTCATTAGCTCTTGGTGAAACCCTAATCGCTTCCAGTATGTTTAGACATCCACCAGCCGTGACATCCCAAGTTAATGTAGGCTGCTTAAAAGAAGTACCTACATGAGATTGAGCTGCCAAGTTATACACTTCGTCAGGCTTATACTTATTAATAATATCAGAGACACAAAATCCATCTGTGATATCTCCCTCAACAAGAGTAAAATTAATATTTTTCATGTTTTGATCTAAACGCTCAGTCGTGTCAACACTACTGCGTCTAGCAACACCAATCACTTTATAATCCTCTGAGAGTAGCAAGTCAGTTAAGTAAGAACCGTCCTGACCTGTAACTCCAAAAACTACTGCAGTCTTCATTTAATCTCCTTTAACTGTATCTGATGATAAAAAGGGTTGATCTACTTGTCCGTCTTCATACTTTATGTACTCTGATAAACGCTCTTTCTCTGCTTCTGTAGCTAAGCGCATCTTTTCCATGTCTAGTCCTATTTGTGTTCTAAAAGTAGGATCTGATGCTATCTTTTTCACCAGCGATGCAAACGTTAGCTTAGAGTCCTCAATAGCTTTGATTCGCTGCTCACGAGTACCCTTTAGATCCTTTAACATTGTTGCCTTTCGTGCCTGAAGATCCTTGTAATCCTTAGATAGCGTCTCTTGCGCCGCCCTAAGCATTGCTATCTGACGCTCTAATGACGAGATGTAGTCGCGGTCTTGATCTTCTTTATCTCTTTGTTTCTCGACAAGAATAATAGCCTGCAGGCCATCAACTTGATTCATGTTCTCTTGTTGACTCGTTAAGATGCGGTTCATTAGAATTTCGAGCTTGATAGTATCGACGATTTGAATTTCTTCTGTATGAAACACATCGTCCTTGAACTGAGCCCACATTTTTTTGAAGTGGAACTGAAACATCTCCAGTTCTGACTCTGAGAACTGCTTTTCTAGTTCTTTCCAGTAGGGCTTCCGCTTGAGTTCTTGATGAGCCTCTACTTCCTTTTTCTGACGGGCTGAAAACCCAACATTCTCTGCGATCCACTTAGTGATCGAAGAAACATCACGATCTAGCTGATCCGCTATCGCTTGTGGAGAAAGAGCCTCGCAATTCTGCTCGATGAATTGAACCTCTTCTACCGAAAACCTTCCACGCTTCATTAGGCTTCTACTATCCCCCTAATTATTGATTCTATTTCCAGTTTCCTATTTTTAGAGATAGAAACGCCGGCACACATCCTTAAATAATCTGCTCTCATATCCGCCGGGATTCTTCTCTTTATTAAATCCAGCATTTCAGCATCGGATATTTTGGACAAGAAGTCCTTACCCTCATGTGCGACACTGAAATTCTCTAGGTTTGCTGGCTCTAATAGATTTTTCTTTCTGTTCTGTACTTTCTCCGCTTTTCCCTCATCTTGACGAAAATAGTTATCGCGCTTAAAATTCTTAAGCCTATTCGCTATATGGACAAACAAGAAATTTTCGAGAGGCTTTCTCTCGTCATATCTCTCTAGAGCTTCCATGCCTATGATAAAGGCTTCTTGTTTTATATCGTCAACAGTATAGAAAGCGAAGGTGTATTTCGCAGAAAGCTTTTCTGCAACCCTAGTAATCGTGTCAACAACTTCTTGTTCTGACATGTTACTAGGTATTCGCATTAAGTTCGAGGACCTCTGTGTCTTACAGGAGCCTCACTTACTTCAGGTTCAGGCTCAGGAGCAGCTTCTTCTGCCACTACTTCCTCTTCTACCTCTTCTTCAACGGTCAATTCTTCAATAACTGCCGCCGCTTCTTCCACAGTCGGGTCTTCAACCTCAAGTTCTTCGGCTACAGCCTCTTCAAGTTCGCCCGAAGCCGTTGCTGTGAACTCAGATTCGACCTTCTTTGGATTTTCTTTATCGTAAGACATAACATCTCCATTGTTCTAAATTGTAAATCTATCTATAGTATACTATACGATTGTAAAAAACTATACACAAAAAAAGACTAAATTTAAAAAAGATACTACGAAACACTTGTGACAATTTGTTTCCGGGGGCCAATAGAATAATGGCAGAAAAGAAATATGGGCGATTTTGGATGGTGTGTATAACATGGAAAGTGGTATGTCTGTGTGGAGTATTATATATATTAATAATGGAAACAACATTAATTCTAAATATGGATTATAGTATACTGACTAAGCTATCTTGGCAAAAAGGTATCACTCTTATGCTCAAAGGGGCGATTACACCAATAGAATTCCATGAGAGAAGAATATTGGGCGCTAATGGTGAGTATTATCCCCTTCCGAAGGTAGGGATGGTCAAAAAGTTTATCTCATTCAAGTATACGGCGACTCCAACAAGAAGAAACATATTTTTGCGCGATAATTACACATGTCAATACTGTGGAGTTAAAAATCCTGACAAGTTAACTCTAGATCATGTCCTTCCAAAGTGGCAAGGAGGAAAAGATACATGGGAGAACCTTGTGTGCGCCTGTTTCAAGTGCAACTCTAAGAAAGGTGGGCGGACTCCAAGCGAGGCGAATATGCCGCTATTGAATCAACCTATAAAAGATGGTGGGCGAAGATACTATAACGATTGGGGGCTGTCTGAGAAGATTAAGTAAGACATTGAATGTTTGTGTCTGACTTTTTGTTTACACCACCACCGCCTTTTCGACTACAGACAGTATTGATGATTATGAACAAATAACACCCCCGCCCCCTTCCCCCCACTAGGGGGGAGAAATAATATTGGGTTTTTTTGGGTTTTTGCTCATGTACGACTTGACTTGTGGCCGATATATGTTATAGTTAAGTATAACAGTTAACGAAAGGGAATAATATGTTAGACAAGATTATAGACGCACTGGCTTACACACTGATTGGCGTTATAGTAGTATATGGCGTTTACTTTTACGGTACAGAATTAATTAGAATTATTTCAGAATTTAGTTAAGATTACTATTGACTTTTACCGATATATAGTATATACTTAAAGCATAACAAACAACGAAAGGTTATAAGATGTTTACAGAAATTCTACTTTGCTCGATTATCACCCTTCCACTTATCTTTGTATTAGTTGAAAATAATTTCAAAAAAAGTTAAGATTGCTATTGACTTTTGACGATACTTAGTATATACTACTAGTATAACAATTAAACAACGTTCTCGAAAGGAACACAACATGACACGCAACGAAGCTAAACTAGAACTGTTCAAAGTAAACCGCAACATCGAGAAGAAGATTGTTGAACACAAGAATGAACTAGGACAGTACAACAAGAGTATTGTCATGGACGAATTACAATTACTATGGGATAAGAAAGCTATCCTTTCAGCTTTCATCAACGGTTAAGGAACCTATATATGTATCTTGGAATTATCAACGGCTGGAAAGAAACACCAGCACAATACACTAAGCATTTAGCTGAGTGTGGTACTGAGGAAGAAGTCACCATATGCTATATGGAATATGGTACGAAGATAGACGCCGATGGCAACAG